CTACCGCGTTGCGCCGATCCTGGTCGTCCCGCACTTCCTCAATGAGGTCGCACTGGCACTCAGGGTCGCAATGCTCTGGCCAGTTGACGCAGTGATACGCCGGGTCCCAATGGTTCTCAGCATGTCGCGCAACCGGGCACAGGGGGTCGTGAGTCATGCCCTCATCCTCTCAGCGTGGTGCGACTGTCAGGCCGGGCCGACACGCCCTGTCACTAACGTGACAGTAAAAGACTTGGCATGTCGTCAGAACGTGTAAAGAATCGCGCCGATCCTTTGCATGTCCGTTATTCCTAGGTAAGCGCCACCCACGACAAGGTGGCTTCGTCCCACGACCAGGGGCCACCCTCGGTCGGCATCGGAATCGGAGGCTGCCATTCGTAATCGGCGTCAAGTATCCAAGACGGATACGGCTTGGGCTTGGTAAAAACGTCGCCATCGGCGTGATACTGGAACCCAATTCCGGCGTATTGCTTGCGGAAATTGCCGTGGTAGGAAGTTTGTCGCCATTCGCCAGTCAATCCCAGCGATGCGATGAATGCCTGACCCAACGGCTCTGAGTGCGCCGGGGCTGGATCAGGGGCGTTAGCGTTGCTGACACAAATGACCTGCAATACCGTGCCGTCTGTATCAATCTGCGCGAAATGGGCCACAAGTTTCTCCTAGATCGCGTACCGGATGATGACGACACCGCTGCCACCAGAGGCGCCGGAAGAAATGCCGCTGCTGTTGCCTGCGGACCCGCCCCCGCCGCCGCCAGAATTGGTCGTCCCCCCGGTCGGTGCCGTGTACGTCCCGCTGATGTTGTAACCACCAGCGCCGCCGCCGCCTGTGCCGCCTGTTCCGGTCGTTGAGTCAAGCCGAGCGCCGCCGCCGCCGCCTGCTCGCGCTACGGAGTAGTCGGTGCTGCCGTTACCACCAGCGCCACTGGAGCCAGCGGCAGCCGATCCACCGCCGCCGCCTGCTGCATTAACCGGAATGTCGGCGTTTGCGCCAGAGTTGCCTTGCCCGCTAGTACCGCTACCGCCGTTGAACGCGCTGTTGGCTCCACGGCTGCCACCGCCGCCCGACCCGCCAGTAGCGCCGTTACCGTTTGCCCCACCGCATCCGCCGCCAGTAGCCGTATTGCCGTTGAACGTAGTGTTTGATCCGTTCGCATCCGTACTACCGCCGCCACCGACCACGATGGAGTAGTCACCCGCGGACAATGTTGCCGATCCGGTCAGCCGTCCACCAGCGCCCCCACCACCGCCATAAACGGTCCGGTACGTGCCCCAGTATCCATACCCGCCGCTACCGCCACCGCCGCCACCAGCGATGATGACGTAATCAATGGACTTTGAGGTAGGTGTGGAAAACGTATCTGACGCATTGAACGTGTGATACCGATAGCCACCGGATTCGGTGATGGTGCCGCCAGTCGGATTAGACGGCTGCACCATAAACGGATTCACAAAGAATACGGTCATGCCTTCGTCCCGATGAGATACACCTTTGCCCCCTTGGCCCCGGTGCCTGCCGTGTCAATGTCAATGGTGATCTCGGAATCGTCGGCCAGGGCGCTGTCGCTGATCGTTGTCGCAGTTGCAGCCGTCGTAGACGTTTTCTCGTTGGCGTCGATACTCAACTTATTCGCCCCGAGGATGGAGGTGCCGCCCTCGTTGATGTCGAACGTCGGATTACCGGACGATGACGCCGTGGACAGGGACGCCCGTACCGCCGTCACCGTCATGGCCCACGGCATACGGAACGTGACCTTTGCCGTCCCGGTCGTGATGGCCGTGGTCTCGTCGCTTACGGCAACCGCAATGCAGACGGGATCGGCTGCCCACTTGAGGCCCGTGGACTCACCGGATGCTGCCTCTAGGCGATAGCCGTTAGTGCCAACAGCGAGAGCGGCAGGGGTGCTGGCAGCGGTCGCCGTGAGGAGGGACGCCTTGGCGTTAAGGAGCGATTTAACGATGTATTGGCTGTGAACATCCGTGGTCGTGTCATTAACGTGGCTGTTCGCCTCGTCAAAATCACGAGCTGACACACCATGCGAGAACGAAGCACCAGCATTATGGGAAACAGCCGAAGTGCCATCAACGCCACGAGTCACCGTCAGCGTCGTACCCGACACGTTCGTGACAGTCACAACCTCCTCAGAGGCAGAGTCCTTGTCAATGATAGCTGTCCACGGTGTCGAATTAGGGAAGCCTGACAGGGCCGTCACAGACACAGACGTACTGGAATTGTTCAACGACCCAGACAGAGTCGTCGCTACCGCAGTAGACGAATAATACCTACGGGCCATCTATCCTACTTCCGATAATGGACGGGCGTATTGCGCTGATCACGGAACCTTGCAAGCTCCTCAGACAGGCGCTGCTGATACAGCGCATAAATGGTGCGAGCCACATTCGACGCGGACCCGATCTGGCGGCGCTCATCAAAGAAGCCTGCCTGCACTGACGACGGGTCCAGCAAAGCAACATCGATAGTTGACACAAGTCGTGCCGCCGTCCCAAGGGCCACCACATCCCGGCACGAGGCAGGAAAACCTGTCGTGGATTCCAGGGTGTCCGTTCCCGCTGACAGCAGCGTCGGCTCCTTCAGGTACTGCACCTGAACCGTGCGACCCGGCACGATCATGTCCCATATGTCAATCGTCCTGCCGTTAGGGAACTGCGTCGTATTCGCATTAGAGTCGTAACGCCACCGCTTCACAGGCTCCCAAATACGGGAAGGACCCACCAACTGCCAGGTCACCTGTTGCACCGCGAACGTAGACGCAGGCAGTTCATAGGTCGTCCTGGCAGCCACGAACGTGAACGTCTCCACGCCCTGCGCCTTCAACTCCACACCCATCGACTGGATCGTGTCGTTGATCGCACGCTTCACATAGAACCTGGGGAACAGCGGGTTATACAGCACCTTCGCGTTATCGGCATGGGTAGCGGCAGTCGTCCCATCCACGCCACGACCCCACGGCTGCAACGCCACAGAGTTCCCCGTAATGGAATCGATGTACACCAGTTCGTCATCGATCTCGGCACGGCCCATGCCCAGACGCCCACCGTTATCCACAGTGAGGGAGGTAGCCGTAGCATTCACCGACCCATTCAGGGCAGTCACCGACTCCTGCGAACGCACATAACCACGCAGCATTGACAGCACATCATCTGTCAACTCATTGAAAGTAGTCACGACTTGTAGTCCTCCGTGGTTACAACCTCGTCCGACACCGTGTACCCGGCAGCGATCAAGTCAGCCTTCAAAGCATCAGAGACGACATGGTCATGACCACCCGGCAGATACTTCTCAGCCGACTTCGTCCGCTCCAGATCAGGATGGGAGACCTCAACCCATGTCCCGTTCTCCTTCAGCAGGGACACACCCTCGTAGCGTTTCTGGAAACGCCAGCCAAGCTGGATCGTCGGATTACGGAATATCCATCCACGTTTCGTCACGACAGGGTCACCGAACTCATTCGTAGGATCAAATGGGCCAGGGATCACGAACACGGTGGCGAGAGTGTCCGCATCCCCGAACTGTTCCGATCCGGCAATCCCGGCAGGGGACATCACCAGATTCAGGCTCGGCGTTCCCACCGATCCAGTCGCGGCATCAATACCAGCAGGACCCATAGAGGTGAACGCTGTAGCGGCACCCACGGCAGCAGCCGACCCGATGCCGCTGGCTGGAGCGTAAGCGGTCGTAGACGGGTCACCAGCAGCACCAGACCCCGCGACACCCTCTGCCGTGACAGACGCTGTGAGCGTGACAGAACCCGCAGCACCAGTACCCGCATCAATGCCAGAAGCAGCAACAGCAGCAGTGACAGCAACCGTACCCACATCACCAACAGAAGCCACGCCCGTGGCAGACAGCACAGTGTTCGCCTGTGCCGTGCCGAACGCCTCACCTGAAGCAATAGCAGTCGGATAGACCGTCAGGTTCAGTACTGGACCCAGTTTGAAAACTGGGCGCTCTGTTACATCAAATGCCGTAGGCATCTATCAGAGGCTGAAAATCTTGTTCGCGCCCGAATCCCACACCACAGTGATATCCCCACCGGCAGGCTTGATCGGGATACCCGTGCCCGTATCAATCCAGGCAATCAGACGCTGACTGGAAGCAGCCACATCAGCGCCACCAGTAGAGGACGACGACTGGAACACCAGCAGGCTGTGATCATTGGAGTTTGTAGCCGGGGTCGTGAACGTGATATCGGCGGCATCAAACACGCCGTTCGTCACCGTCTTCGACGCCAGGCCAGACGAGGTCGCATGAAGCGTAGCCCCAGCACCCGTCACATCAGACACCGTGGAATGAGACGAGCTGTAAGTGTAGCCACGAACCAGGGCCACCTTGATGCTCGCAGTATCTAGGTCAATGGACCCGTCAAGAAAGCCTTCCTTGGCCTTCGGGAAAACAGCGTTCGCCACCTGTATCTCCTAATCGAACTTAACTACTTGCCCCGTTCTGGGGCTGTAATGGGCACCATTTGCAAATGTGTTGTTCGTAGCATCAAAGGCGGCACCCGCCTTCTCACTGACCTCCATTGCCTTACGGATGTCAGGAGTCCTTGTCGTGGCAGGCTGAATCCCGGCAGCCCTTGCACGGCGGTACAGATCAAGCTCAGTCTCTTTGCCCTTCTCCCTGCTCCGGTCAATGCCCAGATGGGAGCGTCCCCAACCCACCCGCAGGGAAGCAGCCCTCAGGCACTCCCCATACGAGCGGTGGTCCTTCGTATAGCATCCGGTCCTACAAGCCATGTGTTGTCCTTCCAACGCCCGTAGGGCCACCCCGCTATATGAGTGGCCCTACGGAAACGTCAGTGATTGTCAGGCAGAGTTGATGCTGCTGGACGACTCAATGCGCCACAGTGCAGCAGCGCGGTAACGCGCCCAACCCAGAACGCCGTACCAGCCGATGGGGCGTGCGCGCATGAGCTTGTCAGTCACAGGACCGATGACCACATGCGGCTCCTCAGCGACAGCCTCGGCCAGAGCCTGCTTGCCAACGAGGATGGTACGGAACACGCGAGCAGACGAAGCACCGTCAGTCGCGTTGTACATACGAGGCGTCTCAATGAAGTACGCGCCATCGATAGTACCGATGAAGCCAGGCCAGAAGTTCTCGCTGGCGTCATACTTGTGGAGGTCTTGGAAACCGCCACCAGTGGTCTCGCTACGAAGATCGTGCGACACCTCAGGATGGATGTAGGCCGCGTACAGGGAACCCTGACGGGGCACAGCAAGACCAGCACGAAGCTTGGACACGCAGTAACGGATATCCGTCAGTGCAATCGTGTCCGTCGCCTCAACCGTATCCGTCGAAGACGGAGTGTCCGAAGCGTCACGGGCGTACCGGACGTTCGCACCACCACGCAGAACACCGTTCGCAACAGCATCCAGCGAGTCAGCAAGGTTGTAAGCGATAATGTCCGCTGCCGCAGGATCGACATCGGACAGGGAGAACAGACCAAGCTTCCTCGTAAGCAGGGCAGAATTGCCGTACTCATTGAGGGTCACTGACACGGTGCTGGTGTTGCTCAGGGCAACCGCATCAGGGTCCACGTTCTCAGTAAGAGTGCTGGTTGCCTGCGCCAGATCAGAGTAAATCTGGAACACGACGGAGGAACCAGGCATGGCCTGCTGCACAGGACGCTTATCTGCAATGTCACGGATGAGCGGCTGCGAACGCAGAGCCATCTCAACATAACGATCGTAAGCAGTCTGGACAAGATTCGTCAGGCCAGTCTGATTACTGATCGTGGCAGAACCAGTGTAGGTGTTCGCCACTGCTGAGATTCACCACCTTTCACAGGATAGAAACCGGAAATTTAGAACACCGGGGGACCAGACGGATTACCGAAGATCAACTTGTTCAACTCCTCAGGAGTCTTCGCTGAAGCGATCATCTGCATAATCTGGGTCTCGTCACCACTCGGTGCCTGTCCCGCATTGAGAACATCCGTAAACTGCTGCATCCCAGGAGGTGCCTGCACCTGTGGAGCCTGCATCTGCTCATCGGGCGTGCCGTCACTACCGCCAGCGGTCACTGGCTGGAAAACGTCGCTACGCTCATCAAGCCAAGCAGTGATCTCATCACTAGAAGTCAGACCCTCAGGAATCAGGTCAGCAATCTTCGGGTTAAACCCACGGGACGTAAGCACGGACTCCACGCTGCGCTTACGGGACTCGGTGCGGAAACTTGTGAGTTCCGCTTCCAGCTCCTTGATGCGGCGGGTCGCTGCCTTGTGGGCCTTGCGAACTTCCGACAGGGCATTGCTGTCACCGTAGTCGTCATCATCGAAGTCTTCGTACTCGTTCTGAGCCATTGGCTCGCACCCTTCTCTCATCCGTTGAGTCGCCACCCACATGCCAAACAGGGGAGTAAGGCATGGCTGTGACTACCAGTCTTTGATTCGCACCCCAGGGCTGGTCGGTCTGGGTGTGGAGCACCCCGTCAAGGAATCGAACCTTGCTGAACCCGTTTTGGAGACGGGTTCCCTCCCAGAGGACGGGATTTGTGGAACAGGTGGAGGTGCTGGGAATCGAACCCAGGTTCAGGAGCGACTGTTAACGTCCCCTGGACGTTTCACGCTTCCCGCTTGCCATTCACCCCCGAGGCATCACTTGCTGATTACATGCCAGCGATACCAGTCGTACTTCTCATCGTCATGTCTCACAGATTCCTCGCAATACCAAGTGATGTCCCACCGACACCGGACGAACCACCGAACCTTGCACGTTCACGGGCAGCACGCTTTTCCGACGCCAACTTCTTCTTGTCGTCACCGAACGTGGCAAGCAGCGTGTCCTGCTCCGTATAGGCTTCCTTATCAATTGACGCCAGCGTCTTCTCACGGGTCGCATTCCTACGAGCCTGATCAAACGTGCCCTGCAAGTTCGCGGCAGTACCCACATTGAACGGGTCAACGGTCTGACCCACGGCAGTACCCGCCAAGGCAGACGAGGCTGCCAAGTCCATCTTGAACCCGGCAGCCTCCGCATAGCCACCGATCTGTGCCGTCCTTGCCTGCGTGCGAATCTGCTCCTGATTACGGGCAGAAGCCAGTTGCAGGCCCTTCTCATCAGTCAAGCCCAGCATGTACGCCGTCAGGTCGCCGTCCTCAACGCTGTAATACTGCTTCAACTCCTGGGCAACCAGCGGATTCATGGCCTGCTTCGCAGCAACCACACGCTGCTCCACCTCATTCACCGACAACCCAGCACCAATCAGGCGTGCATAGTCCGAAGGCGTGTCGTAATACGTTTCCGGCAGACCGTAATTCTTCATCACGTTGCGGTACGAAGACTCAAGCTGAATGTACTCAGCCTCACTGATCGCCTGACCCCTGCCGATCAGTTCAGCCATCCCGGCAAAGCGACGCTTGTAAATGTCAGTGTTGCGGAACTGCATAAGCACCGGCTCAGTACCAGCATCAGCCAATCCCTGCTGCACCCACTGATCGATCAGACCAGTGAGTGCCGTGACATCGGCGTCACCGAATCCGAACTGCTTGAACAGACCAACCATGTAGTCTTTGGCGTTCGTGCGAGACGCCATAAGGCGAGAATCAAGCTGCCAGCCAAGATTGTCATCCCAGATATACGGCTTCCCGTCGCTGGGTTGACCCGGCCTTGTCCACTTTGTGCCGTCCCACACCCAGGCAGCACCAGGGGAGCCGGTGGTGGGTGTTGTTGGTTCGGTGCCGGTTTCCCCGCCATCGCCGGGAGGGGCAGATGGTTGCGCTACCGGAGGATTACTCCCAGGCCCCGTATAGGAAGGATCGCGCTGCTCAACCCAAGCGTTGCCATTCCAAACCCACTTGTACCCAGGTCGCGGAGGCCGACCCGGCTGCGGTGGTCTCGGCTTAGGACCGCCACTCGGTGGCTTGTCCTTACCCTTGCCACTATTACTACCGCCCTGTGCAGCCATCCCTACCTCACGAATCCCATCATGCGAGCCAGATCAGACCCAATCGAAGAGTAGGTATCCAACGCATTCGTCGTGTACTGCCAGCGACCATCCTTCTTAATTTCCTGCGTGAACTGCCACAACGGCATCAACGTAGGATTGCTCTTGTCATCCAAGTTTGTGAACGCCTTCTGCAACAGTGGATCAGACAACTCCACCATGTTCGGGTCATTGATCTCCAGATAGCGAGCAAGCTGATTCAGATACCCGGAAGCCACATCACGCACGGAACGATCCTTGGAAAGTTTCCCCGCGAAAACTGGATACATGCTTTCCGCTTCCGAAATCAACTCGTTCCAAGCGTCGTCCTGAGAGAACTTCGCATTCGGATCAAGAATCTTCTGAGCCGTACTCGTGATCCAGGCGTCATCACGGTATAGGCCGAAACCTCGAACAGCGTCACGCAAAGACCGCTCCGTATCAACCAGCATCCCACCAGGGCTGATAGTTGCATCCTCCTTTGAGGACTGCGTCCTGAACTCCCGCGCCAAATACTCCCGCAGGCCACGGTTATCGTTCTTAGACCAGCCCTGGTACAGGTAACGGCGTGCGATCTTGTCAAGAATGTCCGCAGGAATCACCATGTTGTACATGGAGTCAGCCAAGTCAGCGATAGCGATCTTCGCCTCATCCAGCGAATCGTTCCAAGCCGTCTGATCGGCAGCGAACTCCATCTGGAACGCAGACTTCCACGAACCAGACTTGTTCGGATCGGTCCACCACTTCGTCTGATACAAGGCATCAGAGAACTCTTGCTGATCCCAGCCCTTACGGATGGCCTCTTCAATCAGCTTGCGAAGTTCGCCGTCCTCTTTGACAAGGCGAGCAACCCAAGCGCCACCAAGTTCGTTATAGTAATCCCCAAGGAAGTCGCGCCGCTCATCACGGCGGTCACCAGCATTCCCCGAAGTCATCCTCTCCAGGGTCTTCTGAAGTTCCTTCAGTTTCTCCTTGGCCGCATCAATAGCGGTATCGCCAGCCTTCTCCTTCTGAAGGCGCTTAACCTCAGCCTCAGCCTGACTGATCTCATAGCGAATCTGGCGAATCGCAAACGGTGCCTTGTTCTCCTGATCAGCCACCAGCGGCACCACCTAACGCAGCCATGAACATGTTGTAATACTTGGACGCTTCACGGGACTTGTAATCCTCCGCGCCCTGCGCGAACTCAAGGGCCAACACACCGGGGTCAACCCCACCAGACTGCACAACCGTGTCACCCTCAACACCCACAGTCATCGGGTTACCCATCTGAGCCTCGTTCAACGTCTGCAAGAACGTCGAATACTCAGACTCTGTTGGGTTCCTACCCAGGACGTTCTGCATGGTTTGCAGTAGCAGGCTGCGAGCTGATGTTGGATTGGTCAGGGAAACCTGACCACCTCCACCACCGCCTCCACCTCCATAGCCTCCACCGCCACCATAAGAGCCACTGCCTGAACTTGACGATGTTGATCCATCACGACCCTCGGTCGGTGACACGCCTGCGTCGTAGGCAAGTTGTGCAGCAAGAAGATGCGGAGAGGTCATCTGACCCGATTGCGTCTGCTCTGCTGCCAGATTGTTCAATCGCTCCCACAACATGCGACCTGTGGACGAACTTGAACCCACGTTTTCGTTCTTTGCCAGATTATTCAGCCAATTCCGATACGCGGGATCAAGTTGCAGCCACGAATCTGTTGATTCGCCTTCAGGCCGAATGGCATAGCCGTATGGAAATAGTTCTGTGGCGTCGGGGTTTGATCCCAAACGCACCCCATACTGGTATCCAGTTTGCTGTCCCCAGCCTCCGTATCCGTTAAGCGGATATGCGAGCCCAGGGGGACGCTGATATCCAGTCGCAGTCGTGGATGCAGTTGTGGTCGCGATTGTGGTTGTGTAAGAGGGAGAAGGTGTCACACCCAGCGCGGAAAATGGATCATTCGATGAAGAGGTTGCCTGCGGCGCTGGCGCAGGCCGTCGCTGACCAGAATCGGCTGGCTTACCGCCACCCGCAACAGAACCCGAAGTGCCAGGGCCTGACGAGTCCACATACCCGTAGCCGGGTACATACACTTTAGACATCCATCACCTCAGGAATCGTCATTGGCCCGTACCCGATGCCATCGTTACGGGCAGCATCGAATCGCCATCCAGCCAGCGGTTATACAGGTCAGCAAAATCAGTGTTCTGTGATGTCAGCTTTGCCACATACTGTTCCCAGGCATCTTGAATGTCGGCATTGCTGTTGCTAGAGAAGGTGCCAGACTTGCCTTGGTTCTCGCGATCTTGCAGCATTTGAATAATCGTCTGCCGACCCTGGAGATACTGATCCACAAACGTCCACATGGTCGGATTTGATGTGGTCTGACGGAACTGCGGATTCGCAGCAATCATGCTGAATGCCTTGATGGTCTTATCAATCGTGGACTCAGAGTTGTGATCCTTGAAGTCCGCATCCCAGGCCGGATTATCAGCGGCCAGCTTGTCCTTGTACTGCCTCCAGGCGTCAGCAATGTCTTCTGCGCCCTTCTGGGTAACTGAAGTCAGGCCACGCTGTGCCAGCATCTCGTCCACGATGGCGCGCTTTGCCATGTAGTCGGCCCAGCCCTCGTGAACGTAGTAGGCGTCACGAAACTTCTGCACGCTCTTCGGGTCACGGAACGTGTCAGACGACCCAGGAGCAATGGGTCGGCCTTGCTGCCACTCGTACACCGCGTCAGAGAACTCACCGCGTTGAGTGGGGTTCGTGATCAACTGCCCCAGCTTGGGGTTCAGGTTCACGATCTCGTTCCACAGCGACTGGTTCTTCGTCAACATGCTGTATGCCTGCTGCGAGGACTCCATGCCCGTGGTGTTCTGCGTGATCGACTCTGCGTAGATGGTGTAGTTAGGGAAGTCCTCACGGAACTTGTTTAGACCATCCTCGTACCCCAGTTGCTGCGTGTACTCGCGGTACTTGTCGATGTAGAAGTCATATGGCGTGGTGAACCGCAGCGAGAATGGGGCAACGGCGTTAGCCCAGGTCCGCAGCTTCCAGTACTCACGAGCCTGTTCAATGGCTTGGTCAGCCTTCGGCTCTGGGCCAATCTGACCGCCTTCAAGCCACTTGGTGTGCATGTCACGCCAGATCATGACAATGGACTTGGCAAAGTCACCAGAGTTCTCATCACCCTGCGCACGGACGCGATTGGCAACAGCGGGAAGCAAGTAGTCCAGCGGATCAGCCGATGGCCGCCCAAACGGAATCAATGTCCGGTAGCCAGTTTCACCGACAAACTGCTTAATCGTGTCCTCAAGCCCAGGCTGCGCTGCCACCATCATGGAGGCAGGAACCGTCACCATCGGTCCCAGGCCAGGCAGCACAGGTGTCTCACCCTGAAGGACGACGTTGATGGAACCCTTGGGGATGTCAGGCACAAGGCCACCCGGCGTGTACTTCGACAGCGCCTTACGGAACGACTCAGGCAGGCGAATGAACTGGTCGCTGCTGAATGTGGCTCCAGCAGGCACCGGATTCATCTCGGAATCCACCACCATGCCCATACGATTCGGGGCATTCCAGATCAGGTTCGCACGAGCAATAATCGACGGATCATTCCAACCCAGTCGAAGCCACACCTTGAACGTGTTCTCAATGGCTGGGAAGAACGGCATCAACCACTTCAGCACAATGGCAGGATTGGAGTACCGCTCAATCGTGTACAGGGTGCGCTTTGTCTCGCGCAGGGCAAACTTGTGTGCTGCGGCATCGATAGCCAGTTTTGCCTCGTCAGTCAGCTCAATGCCTTGGCGACGCGCCATGTCCAGTAGACGCGAAGACTCGGTCTCCCACATGTTCGCGTAGAACGGATGACGCACAGCACGATTCTCAGGAATCGTGCCAAGAATCTTGTAGATGTGCGAGATGGTGTCATTCCACCATTCGGCAGCCTTGCCTCCAGTGGTCATGGCCTGCAAGTCACGACCATGAATGGGAGAGAGCGTAATGTCTGCCCGATTCTCCAAGGCAGCCCTAATCTCAGGGCCAGGAACAACATCCTCTGCCAGCCGCATACGCAAAGCAGGGTCAGGAATGTACCTGTCGATCATGTCGTAGATGGCACGCACATGATCATCCACGTTGTCAGCGTTGATTCGCAGTTGCTTGCGGTAGTCAGCGCCCTTGCGTGACATGATCCAGGCGCGAGCCTCTTCCATTGGCTGTCCAGCCAGAGCCAACTTGCCGACTGCATCGTTGCGGAACTGGTAATTCGCAACGTGCGTCAGTTCGCTCCAGTAGTTAGGAGCCTCTGGGTCGATGCGTCCCCAGCTTGTGGTCTCGCGCTGAAGACGCTGCTCGGTCAGCGACGTAGAGTCAAGGATGACGTTTTCATACGTCTGATCAGCCGAAGCATTCTTACGGGCAATAGGGCCGTAGTCCCCGGCAAAGGCACCCGAATCCCCGTAGTACTCACGCGACTCGTACTTCGTGCGCTTCGTCAGCGTCTGACGCAGGCGCTCCTCATAGTCAGCGATCTGCTCATCGATGTCGATGAGACGCTGATTCAGCCTGGCACCCAGCTCCTGCTGCGCATCAGTCGGATCAGGAATGCGCTGCGTTACTGGCTTCGGGTTCTTCACTCGCGCCTGCCGTGCCACGCGACCGGGCACCGCCTGGCCCATTGCCACGCTTGCCTGCACCTGTGGACGCCACCGCTCTACAAGGTAGATGTCCGGTGTGAGATTCGGGGTTGCCCGAAGATCAAACCCAGTCTGCGCCCAGCCGACGTTCTGATCCTCAACCGCCTGTGCAGGCACACCGCGCCGACTCTTCGGCAGCGGAACCAGCACCTCGTCAGGGATGTCGCTGGGGTTACGAACAACACGGAACCCGGTCTTGCCGTCCCGCACGACAACATCTAGGCCAGCAGCCTGCAAATCACGAAGATAGGAGCGAGAGGCCTTGGCCCTGAGCGTGCGATACCTAGCAGCCTCAGACCCGGTCAGCACTTCACCGTTCTGCTGCAACTCGTGCAGCCGCTGGAACTCAGAACGCTCCTGCGACCCCAGTAGACGCCGGAATCTGGTGGTGTCATTCGGGGGCAGCAGCACTGCACCCTCAAAGTCAGCAAGATTGAACTGCGTGCCATGCTCCGTGGTGCGAGCGATGTACTCAGCCTCAGGCATAGAGGCCCAGCCGATAGCCTCGTCAGGCTCATAGGTGCGCAGCAGGGTCGTGTCGTAGAGGTTACGTTCGATGTCCTGCTGGACAACCACTCTGGCATCACGGAGCTGCTTGATGCGGTCAGTGATGTGGCGTGGGCTGCGACCAAGGGCAATGTCGGCAGCCATGCTCATGCTTGCCATCTCACGCCTGTAGGCGTTACGGGCAAAGCGCACGAGCGACCCCTTGGGCTCTGCCAGCATCGGAATGAATCCGACAGCAGCAGCAGATCGCAGATTGCCTTCAAGGACGTTGCGGATCGTGTAGCCGACGCGGAACAGCACAGATGCCTTCCATGCTGTGTAGAACGGTGTCAACACCTGATCGGCAACATCCAATGCACCGCCGCCGACGCGGCGCAGGCTGCTCTGCTGGCGACGAACCAACGCCTCCATGAGCCGAAAGTCCATCATTGGCACAGCCTCAGCCAACTGCGAACGCAACGCTGGTGAGCGAATCACCGTGCCGTCTGTATCGACAAGGAAGCCACGCTCTTGGAAAAACTTGGTGGCGCTCGACCGAGCCTTGTTGAAACTCTCGTAAATCTTCTGCGCCACTGCCTTATCAACGCCGTACTTGGCCGCAATCTCACCCAGTACTGCCGACTCAATGTTGACCAGGGACTGCATCCGGCCCTCGACCGTGTCCTGCGCAAGGAAGTCGTTCATCAACTGCTGCTTCAGCGCAACGGTCTCGGCATTGCGATTCAGTACGGGCGTCGAATCCAGGGCAGCAAACAACTCCGTAGCAGAGTCATACGATGGAGCGCCGTCAATCACGACCTGACCAGCGGGACGCTCGCCCGAAGCCCAGTGCCATACCCGTGTCGGGCGCACCCAGGGGTTGCGCTGAAAAATCTGCTCTGCCCAGCCAGGAGCATTGCTCCATGTACGCGCATTAGGGTCGTACTTACGCCTAGTGGCACGGGCAACGGATGCGGTCTTGAACCGCTCCATTGTGACAAACGCAGACCCGGCTTTGCGAATTGTCCCGACATTGGATGCCATATCCAATGCGTTCTGAAGGAGCTTGTCACGAGCCGTGAGGTCTTCCACGATACGGACCTGACGGTCCACAAACTCAGGAGCCTGAATCCACCAGTCGTCAGTCGTCAGCTCAGTAATGGGCTTGCGCATGGAAGCAGCCATCTCGTCACTGAGGCGCGTAGCGCGAGTCAGTGCATCTGCTGTGGATGCGGCCTCTTGTTCAAGGACGCGAACGGCGTTGAAGTCCCCAAGGCCAGCCTTGACGATAAGGGCAGAGGTGCGAAAGTCTGTCGATTCGCCTAGCAGTGACGATACGAGGTTGCGGTTTGTTGAGGATCGTGCAATCGGATCGAAGTAGACCTGTGCTGCGTCCTTTGACAGCGTGCGCTCTACGGCTGTGCCAAACGCTGTCTGCTTTCCGGCAACACCGCCCGATTGCAGCCACAACTGGTGAGCATCCAGCTCGGCAGCGAGGACAACTCGGTCTGCCTCAGTGCGCACGGTCCTGTTCGTCAAGCCCATGAAGGACTTGTCACCCAGATTCATGCCAAAGCGTGCAACCTTGGTTGCCTTTCCCAGCACTACGCCTGGGTCGGCGTACCAGTCAAAGGCAGCATCACTCACACCTGAGGCAATGCGCCCGAAGATGTCGTCTTCAAATGCCGCTTTGCGCATCTCTGGGTTGTAGATGTCAAAGTTGTCGGCTGCGTAAGGCTTGTTGCCGACTTGCGCAATAAACGGGACAAAACCAAATCCGAAGGCGTTCGTTGCAGCCATGACGGCAGGATTCTTGTACGCCTGTGATTCGACAGTTCGGGCCATCTGCCCAAAGCTGATCTGGTTGGCTTCATCCCAGGTAGCCGTCCTCGGTCCACCAGGCAATGCCGACAAGCCCCAAACGGCGACCTGATTCTCTCGCGCCATCGTCCAGTCGTAGGCATCAAAGAATGTCTTGGCCCCAGGAATCGCATCAATGGCCCCGGTCATCACCTGGCCGACCGTGCTTAATGCGTTATTGCCAAAGGACAAGAAGGAATTCCACAAGTTCCCCATGTCTGGATTTGGTCCAGCCGTACTTATGCCGCTTGGCGCAGTCACGGATGCCGGAACACGCGGAGGCACGACAGTGCGCTCGGGCGTGAACTCAGGATTCGACTGCGCAGTAGGAGCCGAATATGCCGTGCCACCACCAGGCTTGATCAGCATTACTGGCGTGGCCTTGTCAAGGCTGCAAGGAACGCATCACGGTCCTGCTCTGACTGCCAGTCAACAGACGCAAGATTCAGCACGATACCGGGATGCTGTGCTCCAATGGCAGACACAATGGCATCAACATGTTTGACAAAACTCAACGCGCACCTGATTCAATGAATCGAACAAACCGTCGAAACGACGGAGTTCCCTGGTCGCTGTTAGCAATGGCCTTCAATGCTGGCAAGTACCGTTGCAGCATGACAGTTTCGTTGCTGCTTTCCTGATTCAGCGTAGGCGTACTTGGGCCAGGACCCGCACCAAACGGTGCGCCAGCCGTGATCGGCTCATCAGGACGCTCAGTCGGAGCAAACAGGGGAGTGACGCCTGCTCCAGCATCCTGCATTGCAGCGCCGCCACCGCGACCAGCGCGAGGCTTCGGAACAGCAGGAGCCTTGGACATCGGAGCTGATGTCTGCAAATCCATCATCTCCTGACCCTCGCCGTACTGACCACCCGCCATGTATCGCGCACCCTGACCATCTGTGCGGCGCGACATACTTCCCGGCCCAGACACAGGCGCAGGATTAGCGGGAACACGATCCCCACCATGACCATTAGCCATTCGTCTCACCCGTCTCTGGAAGTTTCAGAATGTCCACAGCAGTCTCAGCCGCGAACTCCTCACGATCCCGCTGCACCCACTCATGCGCCGACTGGCCCAACGCCAGCAACGCAAGGTTCTGAAAATGGTCAGCAGCAGCCTGAGCCAACTGGTTCGCAAACATCATGGATGTCGCCACCGTGTCAGCGTTAAACCAGGGAGTGGGTTCGATAACGGTCACGACCTCTTCGATTTCTGTGATGTCGTCGTCGTCATCCATCCCGGCTCCCTACCACTTCACGCGGTCAGCCCAATAGGCTGCGCTCATCTTGCCTTTCGCAATGTTTTCCCGATGCCGTGCCTTGAACGCCTTCTGGCGTGCAGTCGGCTGCTTGTCACCCGTCACACCCTGCTGACCAAAACGAATCGTCTTGATCTTGTCGCCCTCTTTCGCCACAACAACGTGTGACTTGGTCGGGTGATTCGGTGTGCGCTTCGGCTTGTTGTAGCCTTCAACGCCAGCGCGCTCAAGGCGCGGGTCCTTCTTTGAAGCCATTGCTACTTCGGAGCCTTGGGGTTCACGACCTTGCCGTACTCCATCATCTGCTCCTGCTGCGACTCCGTGCGCTCATGCTTCGCAGTGTCGTTGGGCATCTCCTTGCCGCCATAGCCCTTTGTCTGAGCCTGGCAGCCGCACCAGTTACACATCAGCGACCCTTCTTGGGCTGCTTCACGCCACCAAACTGCGCCTTAGAAGCAGCAGTAGCCGCCTTGTTCGCAGCAGAACCCATCTTCTTCTGAGTCTTAGCAGTGGCAGCCATGCTGCCCAGATTCTTCTTCACGCCAGCCATTACTTCGCTCCCTTGCCTGAACCACCGAACCCACGCGGCGAAGTCCGCTGCGCGTGATCCTGCCAATTCCCCGTAGACGGGTCATACATGTGCGGCATCCCATTCGTATTTGATGCAGACGCCTCAAACGCATTCACAGGCTGCACATTCGCAGCCGCCTTACCACCCTGATTCGCAGGCTTCTTCGGCGCTGCATTGGGAACTGCCATTGTTTCTCCTTAACCGATTGGAACTCTGCGTGACACTGCTGCTGAAAGGTTTGGTTCGCCACGCGAAGTCAAACCAGCAAGAAGGAAGTTCAGATCAGGCCTGCCACCGGGAGGCAAACCCTCTTGACCAGGGGCAACACCGCGCAGACGACCAGTCGCATCGATGCCTTCCATGTTGTCACCACCTGGCATGGGAGCCTCACCGGGAGCGCCAGGGACCGGGGCAGCGCCTGCATCCGGGGACTCAACCATGCCAGGTGGGGGCTCTTCGGGAGCAAACGCTTCCGCGACCACTTCCTCAATAGGCCTGCCCTTCTGGCGACCTTCGATGATGGTTGCCAGGCGAGCAAGAATCTCCCCAGGGTCCTGGCCGTTCTGCGCCAGCACCGGGATTGCCTGCGCGTAACCCGCGACAGCCTGCCGCAACGCCTGACGCATATCCTCAATGTCCAGCTTCTGCTCTTCCTCGCTGGCATTCAGCGAGAACGGCAACTGGCGGCGCAGCCAGTCCTGCGAGATAAGGCGGTCCCCACGGGCCTGCAACCCAAACACCAATGCACGGTTAGGGTCCAGACCCGCCATGAGACCGTACTGCACATCAACCGAGTAATCGCTACGGATGTCCGTCTCGGGCTTGTACGAAATCTCATATGGGGTTCCGTTGTCATTGCCCCGAATGGTCTTCTTGAACGAAGGCCACAACCGCTCCTCAACTTCGAAGCAGAGGGCAATGAGGTCTGTGTAGGCTTCCGCGAACATGGCGTGCGCGGTCTGCACCTGGGTGTCGAACCCAGACATGAGGGCTTGCACGCCGCGCCCGGTGACGATGGAGGCATCCATGTTGCCGCCACGCACCTCGGGGTAACGCGAACCCTGTTTCAGTTCGTTGTCCAGCACGCCCTGCTCTTGGAAGGCAGCCATCGGCACTTCCAGCGGGATACGCCTGATCTTCTCCGGTGTCGTGGACCGCAAGACGGCGTCAGCGCCCAGGGACAGTTCCTGCACATCCTGCGGCAGGGCAATCGGTGCCTGCACCGACTTCTGCGCTGCCTCCATCGCCAGCAGGGCGAACCGTGACTTCGCGACCTGTACCGCGATCACATCATCGAACTGCCCACGCGGGTCATCGTCCAGGCCAGGACGCTGCACCATGACCGCGAGGCACTTGCCCACCGGATTCGGTGTCCGTACCAGTTCGATGCCACCATCACCAGGCATGAACAAGATGTCAGCCTCGGCATCGTGATACCGCACAATCTCAATGCGGGTCGCGGACCCCGGCACCTGGGACATGATGACGCCCTCAAGGTGCGGGAACTTCGCAATCAGATCATCAATGTGATAGGTGATCGTCTGGAACAGTGCCTTCACCCGGTCGCGACGGTCTCGCAGGACATAGGTGCCCATCGAATCCAGCCACTTGATGCGTGGCATCTTCTCGTCCCAGTCGATCTCAATGATCCCCGGCACGAACCCGTAGGTCACATACCTGTCGGCAGCCGTGTAGGACTGCTTCTGCAACTGGGAGTACACGACGTAATGCCCTGCGATACGGGTGCGCTTCTCCGCGAAACGGCGCGCAGCATCCGACACGCTAGACGAGGACGAGCAGTTGAACGAGGGGAGTGGTGCGATCACCTCGGCCAGGTCGCGTGCCGCGACATCGATCATGTTCGCGACAATCGGTCGCGTGAACGGACCCTCAGTCGGGAACAACTCAGGGAAGACGTAGTCCATCTGCCCTGAACGCACCAGCTTGATCTCGCGCATACGCTGATCGCGGTCGTTGTTCACCACGCGCAGACGGTTGTAGAGGCCAGCAACCTCAGTCGTGCTTGGCACTCGGCCTCCTTACAGGCTTACGAACATGCGATCACGTTCAGCGTCATTCAGGTTCACTGTGGTGCGGCGCGACATATCCCACTGCGTAGCGAACGGGTTCCGCACATGGGAGCGAGCGAAGTTGCTCATCGCCATGACACGATCACGGCAGGCCAGCTCGGCAAACCACAGCGCCATGACAATGTCGGTCTTCTGATTCTTCGGGGCAGCCGGATGCCAGATCAGCAACTGCTCCACCAGTGCCTTGCTTGCCTCACTGATCGCCGTGGACGGCAGTTCGATCAACTGGCGCTTGTCCTGCCAGCCAGCCCACAGCGTCGTCATCGACGCCACACCGAAATCCACATCGTGCTTGTTCGCGCCAGTGAAGTGCTCCCGCAGCACCGCGCCTTGGCCTGCCAGGAACTCCCGCACCTCGCGGTCCTGGGTCAGCATCGACTGGAAAGCGTTCTTCTCCACCCGCCATTCGGTGATGCCGTACTTCACCGTCCACTCGCGGATCATCTCCCTGATGCCATCAGGGGTCATCGCGGCCTTGTTCCAGATGTCCAGCACATATCGCTTCTGCGTGGACGGGTCCAGCCCGATCACCACCGCAGCCGTGTGCCCTGCCATCGCCGGGTCAAGGCCAGCCAGGCAGATGAGCCCATCCATGCCGTTGGCTCGGCAGTTCACCATGCCCCTCGGCATGAGCCCCGTCATGCGGTTGCCGTTGATCGACGCCCTCAACGCCTCCGCAGAGAAGATGCCGTCGTCTGCCACATGCTGCTGCTGGTACACCAAAGCCCACGCCCTGGGGGAGACCCGTGCCCGTTTCTTCGACAGGCGCAGCCCATCCCACTTCGGGTATAAGCCATCCTCATCAGGCTCCGCGCTCTCACCCCGTGCGCCAGGCTCAGGCTGATTGGACCTCGGCCACAACGTCACCCAATCCTTCGGGTCGTCGGCAGGCTCCAGCACCGCAGGCATCGCCAGGTACGTCCACGGCGACTTCTCATCGGGATACCGCGCCGGATCACGCAGCTCCGAATACAGGTCCTTGCTTGCCAGCCTTGTCCCCACCACCAGCAAGGCACCCGTGGAGGAGATACGGGAGATGACCTCCGACTGCAACCAGTCGATCTGCTTCTCGTACTCGTGCGCGTTCGTGAGATCGACGCAGTCATCCATGATGATCAGATCAGCGCGAGCGCCATAAATGTGACCCCGCACACCCAAGGCCTGCACGGTCGGGTCCTTCTCACCAGAATCCCGCGCCTCATCCGAGACGTAGATCATGTTCTGATTCCAGGCCTCGGAGTTCTTGTCATAGCCACCCACCGGCCCGTACTTCGCAATCATCTCCGCATAGCGAGGATGGGTCAGGCGGGTCTTTACGGCGTAGAGCATCTTCTTCGCCATGTCCTGGGTCTTGCTCACGATGATCACCCGAATATTCGGGTCCATCGCGATCCGGTAGGTGACGTAGTTGATCGTCACGCTCGTGGTCTTCGCATGCTCAGGCGGCATGTTCACGATGACCAAGTCCTTCTCACCCGGCTCCCAGGTCATCGCCGGATGCACCCAGCCAGGCTCACGGCCCTCAATCAGGTCCACCACATTGGACATGTGTCCAAACACCTTGGCGTCCAGAAACCGCTCAGAGAACTCGGGGAAGGACAACTCCTCCCCAGGCTCCATCCGAGCCGTCGCCCTCATGTTCCGCACCCGGTCAGCGGCAGAAGCGAACTCATGGTCGGTCCTGCGCCACAGCTCGTAGGTGGACCGGGTACGGCCACACACCGTCAGGGCATCATTGATATTCCGGCCCTCACCCAGGGCAAACAGGAACTTCTTCTTCGCCTCCGCAGGCGACTCATTACGCTTTCGGCCCTTCTCAGCCACAGGCACCTCTTCGGCGGGAAATCAGGGGACACCTATAAGGGAGTCCCCGGCGAGGGGACTCCCGCCAGGTACAGACACAGAAGCGATCCAGATCACCGGCATCTGGATCGCGTTATAGGTACTACTTATCTGTATCTGTCAGAAGTAAGTACTGTCAGAAGTACCTGTACGGCAGCCCCCTGAAGGGGCTGCCTTTAGTAATAGGTTCTATATATATATTCCTCGTTCAGACCTGTCCAACCGGACACCTGAAACAGCACTTGTTACCAAATCGTTACCTAAAAATCAGACATATAGGGTCAAAATAGGACAGACAGGGGTCAAGCTAGGACTGTCAGAACAGCACAATACAACGCACAACTAGAGGTCAATAGTATATATATATGTATACAGGTAAGTTTAAAAGGCTAGGGTCAAGCTGACCCCTGCACGGGCAGGCCAGGGGGGTGCCTGCCCTGCTGCTGACCTGTCGATAGTAGGCCTAGTCCCCCTCCAGGGGGGCCAGGCAAGGCCAGGGGGAGGGGTCCCTATTGTCTATACTAAGTGTAGACAATACCTCTCCTGCCTACTAGGTCGGGAGACTAGTAAGCCATGCCTGCCAGGGCATACCCCCTATGCCTAGCCTGGCCTGTCTGACCTGACCTAACCTACTGTCCAGTAACCTACGCCACCGTAACCTCAGCTTGACCTGGCCTTGATATTAGATAGTTGACAGTTCAGCTATCCTGCCCTGATTCCGTTACCGAACCGTGACCAACCATAGGGGATGCTAGGCTTGACAGAGGAACGCTGCTTGTGATTAGATGGCACTACAAGTCAAGAGGACAGGCCACTAGGCCAGATTCCCATACCAAACGGGACGCCCGGGGAACACTAGGAAACCTTCCGGCAAGGCTTGACAGGCTAGGCAGAGTAGTGGTAAGGTAAGGATCAGTAAGGACAGGCTAGGCCAAACGAAACGAAAGGAGACAGGCTATGCGTCGCGCCACGAGCGCGACGGTCTACGGTCCCTCATGGATCGATGCCAGCAGGCAACCTATGGTCACGGCTCGCCGTGCCTATGGTCTGCGGACGGCATCCAATCCTGACGGATATGCTCCGGCCTACGGTCGCAAGCCTGCACGCCGTCCACGGCGTGAGGTTATCGGCTCCGATGGGCTAGTGGCTCCCGTGGCTACCGTCGCAGACGATGCTCCCGTGATCCGTTACACCCGCGTGGACTACGAAACAGAACGTAAGTCTGTGGAACCTATCCGCATGGGCCTACTCTTTGGGTAGCATATAAACATATCGGAAAGGACAATACGATGATCCCTAAGGCACCCGACGCTATCCGCGTGACCTATGACCTCGCGCCTGGCTCCAGCGGCTACGCCGCACGGACCTGGCACACGACCGACATGCGAGAAGCCGTAGACCTGACCATGCAGGACTATCCCGACGCCTACATCACCAAGATGGAACTGGTCTACACCATCGATGACTAGGAGGTACGCACACCATGAGCAACATTGACCGAAAGTTGATTCACCCGACCCTAGGTTGGAGCATCTACTACCGGGGCTACCGGACAGCAGACATCTACAGCCCTGACGGCAAGTGCCTAGACCTCGTACAGGTGAGGCCGTGGGACTGGATGAGGGACGCGCACGAACAGGAGCCCTACCTCGTGACCGATGACGCGCTACGCGCTGCCCTGGAGGAGTACCTGACCGATACAGGCGCCATCTCGCTTGCTTGATCCATACATGACAGACGCAACCTAAACGAAAGGAACGCACCATGCAGGGAATCTGGTCTGACGACAACACTCGCTTCGCGAGCAAGAAGGCACTGACCGACGCCATCAAGGCAGGACACACGACGTACCTAGAGGCAACGTCGGTCTTCGGCAACGAGTACGACGGAGCCGTGAGCGAGGCACCCGACGGGACGTACTACGTCGTGGGCCCCGATCCGTACAAGAGTCGCAAGTGGTACGCGCAGGTCATCAAGTCCGGCGACACGATCAAGGTGAAGTGAGGCAGACATGAGGATCAAATGGCCCAACACAATGTATGAGGCAAGGCGACTTGAGGCATGGGAGGGCGAGGGAGTGCTTGCCGAGTGCGGTAAGTGCGAGTGGAACCGCCTCTACCCCAAGGCAACGGTGCGACAAGCCGCAAGCCAGGTCAAGCGCCACTACTACGCAACTCATGGGGGATAGCGATATGGACCGGGACGCAGTATCTGACGCACTCATCGACCTTGAACGACTGACAGCCAAGATCGCGAACGGCTACGGGATGGTCAATCGACTGGAGGCAGTCGCCTTGGCTACGCAACTAGCCAACATCCATGCACGCATCGCCAAGGCCTGTGGATTGGAGGACCCAGAGTGAAGGTTCATCTCGTACCGAAGACGAACAATGCCAAGACAGGCAAGGTCGCAGCAACGTACATCACCGGAGACACCTGTCCAGACCGATGCCCGTTCCTGTCCATCTGCTACGCCAACCAGGGAACGATGGGCAACAGTCCATTCAAGATCGCAGACAAGTACGGCAACTCTAATCTGGAGCTGACCGCTGACGGTATCCGTAGCCTGCCTACGGGCAGCCTCGTGCGTCACGCTGTGTCAGGAGAACCGACCGAGGAATATGTCCAGGCAATGGGAGCAGCGCACGAGGACAGGCCTGACACCTTGGGCTGGACGTACCTGCACTCCTGGCCTGACCGTTCGCCTGCGGAGTTCCCTGCCAACCTCGTGCCGAACGCATCCTGTGAGACCACGGAGGAACTCCAGAAGGCAACGGCGAACGGTTGGGATACCGTGTTGGTCGCATCGGGGGAGGACGACCCGATCATCGGGACCAAGGTCGCAGGCAAGCGCGTCATCGTCTGCCCGAACCAGACCAGGGGAGTGACCTGTGCAGAGTGCAAACTCTGCATGAAGCGGGATCGCGCTGTGACCATCGCGTTCATCCCGCATGGTGCATCACGCAAGGTGTCGCAGGCTGTCATCGACAAGCGCAACCACTAATATCAACATCACAGAAAGGAACAGAGCAATGGGAGATCGCGCAGTATTCGGATTCAAGAGTGAGGGACACATCCTGTTCCTGTACTCGCACTGGGGTGGCGACGAGCAACTTGCCACCATGCAGCAGGCCATCCGCAAAGCCGAGGCACGGTGGGGTGACCCTGACTACGCCACCCGCATCGCTGTCTCGCACATCATCGGTGATGCCTGGCCTAGCGAGGTCGGCTATGGCCTGTCCATCGACAAGTTCACTGAACCCGACTACCCCTACGCCTACGTTGTGGACTGGGAGACTCGCACGGTGGAGACCATCGACACCTGGCAGGAAGAAGGCGACACCAGCACAGGACCGACGCACACATTCGACCAGTTCTTCGCGCTCGTGAATCAGGAGGCCTGACATGTACAGGCATTGCAATGGCTGCGACAGTCAGAATGTGGAGTGGCAGGAGCCGAGCATTCCAGCCCGGTACTGCGGAGATTGTGCCGAGGAGCGGAGCTTTGCAGGCATGATTGAGATCGGCCCTACCTGTTCGCATCGTGATGCCAGCCATGACAGGGCATCCTGTCCTTATCAGTCGATTGGAGCATGACATGAACGTGACAGTGATGGAGACCGAGGCTGGCCTGCGCCTGATGTGTGAGTGGTTTGTCAAGTGCGACAGGCCTGCGGAGTGGGCGTCTGCTGGACCTGATGGGGAGATGGTGCCTGTGTGCCAGCGGTGCGCTGACAAGGTGGGCATCCCTGCTGATGACTTGCATGAGTATGAGTTGAACACTGAGGAGGCATCGTGATTGAGGGCATCGTGCTGATCGTGAGCGTGTTCATCGTCGGGCCTGCACTGATCATCGCCTGGGATGAGTGGCGCAACCTGCGCTACCAGAACGCTGTTCTGCGTGAGCAGATACAAACATATCGGAAGGAGAGGAATGTCTATCGCATCAGATGAGTGCTGCTCCTTGTATCGCCTGGGCCTGTGTCCTGAGTGCGCCGAGCGCATGGATCAGGAGGAGGCAGAGGAGTCGTACAGCAAGTGGGACGACATTGAGTTTGAGATGGACCGAGAGCGCAGATTGGGGATCGAATGAGGCTCCTTGACCTGTACTGCGGGGCTGGCATGGCCTCTGATGGCTATCACCTGGCTGGATACACACATATCACAGGCATGGACATCAATCCGCAGCCTCATTATCCCTACGAGTTCATCCAAGGTGACGCGCTCGAGCTCCTGCGAGATCGCGACTACCTCGCACAGTTCGACCTCATCCATGCTTCTCCTCCCTGTCAGGCACACACGAGGGCGAAGCACCTACGCACAGCACAAGGAGGCAAGGCCAAGTATGACGATCTACTTACGCCAACACTGGCGCTCCTGCGCGAGCAGGCCACCCCGTGGGTGGTGGAGAACGTGCCGGGGGCACCAGGCATGGCAGGCGCAGCAGTGGAATGCGGCAGCGCCTATGGACTGGGAGTGAGAAGGCATCGCCTGTTCCTGTCTGATGCTGTGCCACTGGTGGGATCAGGCTGCAAGCACAAGGAGCAGGGCAGGCCTTGGGGTGTGTACCACGTTCCCAAGGACGACATCCCGCAAGGCGGCAGGACTGCACGCAACGTGGAGCATGGCCGTGAGGTGATGGGCGTGACCCGTGACCTCACATGGAACGAACTCAAGGAGGGGTTCCCCCCTGCCTACACGCATCACATTGGCAAGCAATGCTTACATGCCGGAAGGAGTCTGGAATGGACACGGAACTGACCGAAATAGATCAGGCGATCTTGCGGGGTGAGGCTGTGGCCGAGGCCTACATGGAGATGGTTGGCAAAGACCTGGCATTGCTGGGTCCTCAGGATGTGGCAGTTGATGTGATCTCTGACCTGTTGCTGTGGGTTGATGCCAGGACAGACGGCGTGTCGCAGGACTAAGCAAACCCCCTAACCTAACATGACAGAACGAACCAACGAAAGGAGTATCATGTCTGTATCAACAGACCATGAGGTAGACCAGGCCGTGTCAGCCCTGGCCCGTGCCCTCTACCTTCACTACTGCAAGGAGAAGGGGTTCGACCCCTACCCGGCACCGTGGGCACCACGGTGGGCCATGGACTACGCCCGTATCGCCGTCGATGCCTACGGGTTTGATGAGGTGGGGCTGACCGAGCTGGTTGAGCAAGTAGCCAAGGCAGCCTGACATGCAGCGGCCTGATTACACGGGATCAGAGCCTTGCACCCAGGTCCACGGGGACCTGTTCTTTGACTTCCCCCTCAACGGCACGGTCACGAGGGATATGCGTGTTGCTATCAGCATGTGCTACTCGTGCCCGATCATGTTCGCCTGCCGGGAGTACGCCATTCACCACGAGGAGTGGGGCATCTGGGGTGGCCTGCTGCCGAGAGTGCGGGAGAGCGAGCGACGCAGGCGAGGCATCAGCCTGGAGCGCACGCACCATCTGGAGTGGATACCTGGGAGGTGTGCATGATCTGTCAGCCGTGCCTCAAAGGGGCACAGTGGAACCGTTCCTGGCGTGCTGGGGGAGGGCTGCACTTCCTGCACCTGGCAGCACAGGAACATGCACGCTGCACCGGCTGTGTCTGCCAGCACGCTACGGGTACTGACTCACTGGTGGTCAGCCCACTGTGAGCGAGGTGAAGCCGTGGTCGCACATCTTCCACGAGCTGAGTGAGGGTGGCCCTGACTACAGGTGGGCTGGCCCTACCCATGTGTGTCTTTGCGGGAACAACAACTTCGCAACGATCACGATTTTCCACGACAGACAGGTCGCCATGTACTTCACGGACGTTCTCTGCCTGGCCTGTGGTGCCTATCTGATAGCCCCGACTGAGAGTGATGATGAGCCAACTATTGATGCCTGACTACAGGCGTATCCGTGATGAAGGCTTCTCCGAGGGAGCCAGGTTCATGCGGGAACACATTGAGAAAACCTTCATGCAGTGGGCTGCATCCCATCCGGAGGGTGTGGTGCGGGACGAACTGTGGGCATATGTGGACAAGCTGCGTGCGTTCAAGATCAGGAGACAGGACGATGAGTGAAGTGAAGTCTGATGCGGTGATCAGCGTGTACCTAGACAATCATGGTCGTGTGACTGTGGAGCATGTGCGAGACTGGCTGACCGAGGTAGACAGGCTCAACATCCCACCCAGCACAGCACTGGATGACTGTGTGCTGGGTGTCTGCTATCGCAGTGAGATTCTTGATGCAATCTACGGTGAGTCTGAGTTGGGTGTGGATGGCACGGATGTTCTCGTGGGAATGCCACGGACATGACTGAGTGCCTATGGTGCGGAGGGCTGGTAACGAACGGTGCCTGTCAGGACTGTGACTACCAGCCCTCGCTCACCACTCCTCGTCCTCCCAGACATCGTGAGGCTCCGAAAGGATAGCCTTGCACACGACAGCAGCAGACCAACCTGTCAAAAATCCAGCAATACCAAGGGTTATTCCGATCAGCCAACCCCACCAACTCATCCTGCTCTCCTCTTGGAATCCCACCACGGCAACTCACCGCCCAATCTGTCCACGATCTTCTGAATGGCACGCTGCTCACGACGAGCCACCGTCTTCTCTGTCACATCCAAAGTCACAGCCAGCACCTGTTGTGTGATGCCACCATCTGCGTACAGTTCCCGCAGCAGCGTCTGGTCCTCATCGGACAGGGACTGGAAGGCACTCAGCACATCGATCACCGTTGCCAAGCGAGTGTTGCCCTCACTGGGCCTGGATACACCCGACACCTTGTCTGTCATCTGCGACTGGCTAGAGCTAGTCCAATCATCAGTATCGAAAATGTCCGGCAGAATCTCCCTGACTACAGCGGGGTTGTAATACGCAATGTCGTCCCGCTCCAGGCGGTACACCCGCTTGCGTTCCGAGGCAATGATCGACAGGCACTTCTGCTTCACGCTGTGCCGCAACAGGTTCTCCCCGTACTTGCCCTTCTCCCGCCACATCAGCACCTTGCGCTCATGCTCCAGTGCCCACAGCACACCCTCGTTGATGAGGTCAGGCAGCGGCATGAACTCCCGCTGTGCCCTGTGTGCATTCATAGCCCCCTGCGTGATGACCTGTAGCTCCCGGTCAGTCAGTTCCACTTGTACTGGACCCCTTCCACGACAAAGGACTTCTTCTCAATGGGCACAGGGCAGGGGATCACCGTGTTGCCATCCACATACAGCAGGCCAAAGCCCTGCTGCCAGTTGTGAGTCTTGGCGTACTTGGCCTTCGACATGTCCATGAGGTTGCCAACCTCAAACCCGTGCAGAGTGCGAGTGACCTTGCCGTTGACCGAAGTGGTGTAGGGCTGGAGCCCGAGCCTATGTGTGTGACCACATACGACAGACGTACCGACCTTGCGTACTAGGCCTGCCGCTGTCTGCCCTGCGATCTGGCTCATGCCAGCCTCATCGCCGTGCATGAGGTTCCAGCCAGGGGCTACGGGGTAGGCACCCTCTGAGTAGTGGATGCCAAGGTCAGGGAACCTGAGGAAGTTGGGCAGCTCTATCTCTGGCAGCCCGAGCAGGCCTGGCAGTCGCTTCATCACGGCGTTGTAGAGGCGGTCAGTGTGATTACTTCTGACGCAGACCTCAACCTGTAGGTCACGCAGCACTTGTACGGTGAGGTCACGGTCCTTACCGATGGACCGTTCCCATTCCAGGGCTGTGCCCTGGGACCAGCGACTGATGGTTTGCAGATCGATCTCATCGCCTGCTGTGCAGACCAGATCGTCTGGGCCTTTCATATCCGCAATGCACTGCGCCAGTGCATCGACGGCCTTACGGTCGTGAAACGGAACTTGAAGGTCCGAGATTATCCAGATACGCCGCATGGCGTGGGTTCCTAACTGTTGGGCGAATGAATCGCACCCGCAGTAAGAGCGGCTACCCCGTGCTTGAACAGAACGCAGTACTCACCTTCGCCGTCAGCAAGGACGACGAACCCCCAGTGATGCAGCCTCTTGCCTAACTCAATGACACTCACTTCATGGAACTCAATGACCTTGCCTGATGTGAGATGGGCGTAGACCACAGGGTCAACCATCTCTGTGGCGTCAGGGAATCCATGATCAGCGGTTGTCATCGTCTGCCTTGGCTTCAGTAATCAGGTCGCAGACACAGTCCGGTGCCCATGCCAGCCACCCATCAGAAACTTCAACCTGTGCAGGGCACAGCGCATGGTGGCTCACCATTCGCCTGCCTTCACGCCAGGCCACTGACCACGCAGCACCAGCAGCCCGATGGCTGCATAGTTCAGCAAGTCAATGAACGTGTCCTCCAGGGACTCATGCTGTGCCTGATGGCCCTTGCTCACAAGGTTCACAGCCCTGGCCTGCTTGTCATACATGCGAACCAGCAGCCCGAACAGGGGACCGAAAGGACTTTTGGCAATGTTGTCAGGCCCGTAGTCCCGCTGCTTGGACAGCAGCAGTTCCTCTGCCTGGTCATAGATAGAGGCCAGCGCCATAGCGAAGGACGGCTTCACTTCTTCAGCTTCGGCACCTTCACCACGATGATCCCGGTGCGTTGGTCGATACCAAGAACCGCCAAACCAAGACCCTGTATTTGGGTCGTAAGAATATTCCAGTCGTGCTGTGTCACTAGACACCAGCCCTCCTCCTGATTCCATCGGCACCCTCTGCGAGATAGGTGCTGTTGACATCCATGCCGTCTGGCATGGTGATGACGACGGCCTGCTCCACAACGGAGGCGATCTTCTTGCCCATCTCCTTGCCGGGTTGGTCACCGTCAGCCAGGACCAGCACCCGCTGATAGTCAAGGAAGGCACGGGAATAGAAGCCCTTCCAGGCATTGACTCCAGCCAGCCCTACGGCTGGGATACCAGCAAGAGTGTTGGCTGTGATGGTGTCGATCTCGCCTTCACAGATGGCAATGAAGTCACTGGGCACACGGAAGGCCAGCACGTTGTACATCATGAGTTCCGCACCGATGCGGCCTAGGTACTTGGGGGAGGCGTCGTCGGCTATCGCACGGAACCGGATGTCGGTCACGCCTGTCGGGGTCAGGTAGGGAATGGCAAGCCTGCCAACGTAGGCGTCGTGGCCTACGGCTGCGTTCTCAGCCGTGACGTAGCCGAGCAGATGTGCTGCTGCCGCCTCTTTCGTAATGCCGCGTTGAGCCAGATACCCCGCTGCTTCGTCCACGCTGGCGTGGTAGGTCGCTGCTGCTTCCGCTAGTGAGAGCCTCAACGATTCGGAAAGCATCCCGGTACTCAACTCCTTCCATCTCCTTGACCAGCTTCACGACATCCCCCCTGAACCCGCATGACATGCAGGCAACCCCGCCCGTGGAATCGTTCACCCGGCAGGAAGGGTTCTTGTCCTCGTGCATTCCGCACGAGATGGTCTGCCAATGTCCCTTCGGTGAGGGCAACTTCCACTGGTAGTGCCTCAGAACGCGCCATAGGTCACCGGGTCTGTAGGTGTAAGAGGAGTGCGGCAAAGTCATCAGCCTCCATGACGACATAGGACTTGTGGATGGACTGGTTGCGTCGCTTGACGATGGCTGCCCCGATCACGAGGGCAGCGGGGGAGGGCTCATGGATGCGCTTGGCTTCCCAGTTACGGGCCTCCAACGTGGCCTCGTTCATGTAACCGGACAGGTCGATGGCCTTCTCGTTCTTACACTCCAGCACCACGGCGAGGTCTCTCACCCTGATGACAGCGTCACCTTCGTCATCCTTGCCAGCCTTGGTCAGGCGCTCCGTATGCAGGAAGCGTTCCCGCATGTACTGAACAATGTCGATCTCAAAGTCAGCGCCCTTGCGCTTGTTCGCCTTGTTCCGAGCAGTGATGTCAGCCACTGTGTACCGTCCCGCAATCCAGGCAGACGGTGTTCTCCTCGTTATCGAACGTCACCATCTTGACCAGGCTCTTGCACTGGCCTCGCTGACAGTCAGCCTTGAACTCCTTCACAGGTTGATGTCCTTGATCTGCATGGTGGAGGGGTTGTAGTCCATCCACATGGCGGTCTGGCCTGACGGATCGGCAGGCCCGTACCTGTTCTTCACGCTGGCAATGGACATCAGTCCGTCCGTTGGCGAAGCCAACGTCAGGATCAATGAGGGAATCTGTGCGATCTTGCCGTGCAGTGCTGCGCGGGGAGGGCAAGGATTGCCTGTGTAGGACTCCGATGTGTGATGCAAGGCCAACGTCGCACAGCCTGTTTCCCTGCTCCACCACTTGAGCTCCCTGGACAGTGAGCGCAGCGAGGAGAACTCATCGCCTGACTCGTGGGTGACATCGATCATGTTGTCCACCACGAGCAGTTGCATGTTGTCCCCTTGTACCTCCCGGTACAGGGCGATCTCGTCAGCCAGGTCTTGCAGGGAGGGGGAGGAGTCGAACATCCATGTGATGTGGCTGGCCTTGGATGCCAAGATGTTGGCAGCCCACGAGGAGTCCTGCCTGATCCTGTTCTCCACCTCCAACTGCGGCAGGCCTGTGACCATGGCGGTGGCACGCAGCGCCATCGTGGCCTCGTGTGTGTCCATGCTGGCGTACAGCGTGGGGACACCGGACAGCATGGCAACGGACAGGGCGAGGGTGGACTTGCCTGCACCGGGTGGGCCAGCAATCATCGACACCTCACCCCTTCGGATGCTGATTTGGTAGTCAGCCCAGGATCGGAACGGGACAGGGATGACTGCCCCGCCCCGATCCAGTTGGTTGACTGCACGGTCTAGTCGCCTCATCGCCTAGGCGGGGAAGTTGTCCCACTCAGGGGTGCCACGCTTGATCCACACGGGCTCGCACTTGGTGCCACCCTGTGGCACGTTGCACATCCATGCCTTCCACGGACCCTTCGCACCCACCTTGGACACAGGATTGCGGGGACCGTGAGCGCACACCGGAGCGGTGGCCGACTGGAACGTAGCGGGGGGCGCGACCGGGGCAGAGGTCTGCGGTGCTACGTTCCAGCCGCCACCATCAGCAGCCACCGGAGGCGGGGTGTACTGCTGAGACTGAGTCAACGGCTGTGCGTTGATCGCCCCGATGATGAGGCTGAAGGACTCCACGAGATTGGGTGCTGCCTCGGCCAGCTCGGCCCAGCGCAGCGTGTACTCACCCACGGTGTCACCACCAGCGGTGAGGAGAATCTTGTGCCCTGCGATCTCCACGGGCAGGGTCGCTCGGAACGGTGCTTCAGTGCTAGACATGGTCTGCCTCCTGTGCTTCTGGCATGTTTACATCGACGGGTGAAAAACGGGTGTTGCGGTTGAAGACATAGCAATGCTTCTGCACGCCACAGCCCTTGCAGAGGCTGCTGACTTGCGGCAGAAAGATTTGGTTAGTGATGCCCTTGTAGGTGGTGGCAATCCAGTAGTCCACGACCTCGTCGGGGTACTGGCTCAGGTCATGGATCGTGGACAGGGTTCCCTCGCGTGCCATCCAGTAGGCACCGAAGCCTGCATCAATGCCGAAAGTCTCCTTCATGGCACGGCGATAGAACGCAACCTGAAGACCCGATGGTGCATTCCGGCCCGATTTCAAATCGACAATCAACAGGTCGCCTGTGTTGGCATCGGTGAACACCCGGTCGATGAAGCCCTTGAGCAGGACATCCTTGCCGTCCACATCGACCGTGGCCTTCACCTCCAGTTCGATACCGGGCGTGCCATCAAGGTTCAAGATGTGCAGATTCGGATTGTTCTGACGCCAGGTGATCCACGACTGGATGAACGCAGGCGCATTCGCCTGCCACCAGGCAGCGTCCTCGCCATTCGGGTTCGCTTTCGTCGGACGACCAGCACTGCGAATATGTGCGCCAGGCTCCACTTCGGCAAGGTGCTTGTCGAAGGATGCGCGGAACGCATCCAGGCCAAGCTCTAGGTAGTTGTTCACGCCTGGTACTCCTCAAACAGTGCCTTGTCGATGGCTTCAGTGGCCTCGTGCAGTGCAGACCCCCCGGCGAACCAGTAGGCCGGGTCTTCCTTCACGCCCACCAGGCGTGTCAGGCGGTAACGCTCACCGCAGCCGACGTACTCGTTGTACTGGCTGTAGGACAGGTGCGGAATCTCAATCACGCAGCCACCTCCTCGGCAAGTCGGCTGAAGCAGAACCATTCGGTTCCGTTGCCCTCGGTTCCCCAGGCATCCAGTCGGGCGGTCACGCCCGTCAGGTCAGCGGCAGACCAGGCCATGTCCCAGTCCTCGCTCGTCCACTGGGGAAGGCAACTCACGGCGATAGCCGTGTCATCGGCGGCAATTTCCACCAGCTCCCCCCGACGCTGTTCTTCCATCGTTCACCTCTCTCGCTTATAGGCAGACCTTAGGCCTTCATTAACAGTTTGTTGAGGCGACACGCCGATGGCAATCCCAGTTTGGTTTTCTCCGGCGTCTCGTGGCTAGACTGTATCTATCAGGCCTGACAGAAACCAGTGGTACAGAAAAGAGCCGCAGCCTCCAAGGGCTGCGGCTCTCTATCTGTACTGACAGATATCATCTACTCAGGTGAATCTGCTTCTTCCTAATCGGCAGGGCAGGATCATCATGATCCTTGAAACGTGCATCAACGTAGTGAAAGCCTGTCTCATCGTCGCCGTCGTAGGCGACGATGAGTTCTTCTGTCGCAAGGTTTTCTAACCAAGAATTGAGCAAGTCTGCTTCTTTCTCGGTGAGCTCACCGCCTGCGTCCCTGCGGCCCAGGAGCCGCAGCATTCGCGCAGGGTAGGCCTTGATGTGATCAGTCCTCACTCGCCAGGGCAGGTACTCCTTGTAGCGAGGCCTGGCCTTCGTCAGGCCGTAGTTCATGAGGGCCAAGGTGATGGCTGCACGGGACACCCGGTGTCCTGTTTGCTCGAATACTCGGTCTGCCATCTGCTGGTGCGTGGGTGGTGGGTCCTCTGCCAGCCATCGCTGGAACGTGGTCTTGTCAGGGGTGTACTTCGGTGGTGCCATCAGGTGCCTCCAACCTGGGTCATTAACCATGTTAGTTAGTGACAGGAGGCATGTCCAAAACCGGGGGGTTAAGATTGTTTTACTACCCACGGGTAACTTCGGTTCCCGAAAAACGAACAGGTGTACGAGGATTTTCGGAGCGTTTTCCCACGTCAGAGCTGTAAAACGACTGCAAGTGTCCGAGGGGGGACTTGAACCCTTCGGGCAGTGCTAGTTGTTCTGACATGTTTGCACACATGACCGCTGTCATGTAAGAATAAACACAGTCAACTCGTCAGAACTGGAGATTAGCCATGAAACACAAGCCTTTTTCCGATGCCGTAGACGAATACCTACAGCACCTTCGGGCCAAGGGTCTGGAACGGAACACGGTACGGACCCATGAAACTGCACTTCGCGGTGCATTGGCAGTGATAGGCAACATCTACGTTGCCAACGTCAGGCCTGAACACATCGACAAGGTCTTCGCCTCCCACCAGTGGGGAGCGAAGACACACAACCTGAAGCTGGTGAACTACAGGCTGTTCTTTGCCTACTGCCGCAGGCAGAACTGGATGCTGCGGGACTACGACCCGACCGAGGGCTGGAGGCCGCTGAAGCCACCACGAGTGGAGATGCCACGCATCGGCATCGAAGACTTCACTCGTGTGCTGGAGGCAGCCACAGACCCCAGGGACAGGGCAGTGGTAGCCCTGGGCCTGTTCACCTTCTGCCGTGCCTCAGAGATCCAGACCTTGAAGATCAAGGACTTGGACTTCGATGCGAACACGGTGAGCATCTACAGGCACAAGACCAAGGAGGCTGACACCCTGCCGATGGTCACGGAGTTGAAGACCGAGATGGTCCGGTGGCTGAATGAGTACCGCAGGCAGGCAGGCGAATTGGATGGGGACTGGTATCTGGTCCCTGCCAAGGGACCGCTGCCCATGCGGCACAACCCGCTGACCAATCGTCTGGCTCCCTCAGGGGAGCCTGCCCCACTGAACCCGACGAAGGCCATGAGCCATCCCTACCGGGCTGCTGGCAGGCCGCTGAAGGCCATAGGCCTGACAGAGAAGGGGGTCGGAGGCCATGTGCTGCGTAGGTCAGGGGCTCGCTGCCTGTTCGACAGGCTCCGGTCTGAGGGCTACGACGGGGCTCTCCGCAGGGTGCAGGCCATGTTGGGCCACTCCAAGGGCAGCATCACCGAGCATTACTTGGGCCTGGAGCTGGAGCGGGTGCAGCGAAACGAGATGCTGGCTGGCAAGCCTATGTTCCCTGACATGCCAGTGCTAGGTACAGTGTCAGAACTGAAAGCCGTCTGACATGGGAGGCAACCTGATGGCAGTGGAACAGCGCCGCATCTGTGACCTGTGCAAATCGGACAGGGATGTGGAGACCATGACGGTGGTCTGGGAGTACTCCAAGGGCAAGCCGTGGGAGATCGACCTGTGTACCCAGTGCTACAAGTCGAAGATGGGGGACATGGTCAAGCTCAGTCGCAGGGCCAAGATCAACAATGTCAGACCCCAATACAGGATGAAGAAGACAGAGATCAGCAGAGCCAACCTCTAGTATAGGCTTTGCTGCCATTTTAAAGGCCCATAGAACGACTAATGGCCCCCTCCCTAGGTGAGATACCCAGGGAGGGGGTTAGTCGCTCAGATTGGCTCTGAGAGCGTTCTGTTATGTTAGGGTGAGCAAGTACCTATATCAATTACAGATCAAGAATTAGGGGACAGCAGGCTCTTCACCCGAGCCACAATCCCACCAGACTGGTACTTGTCCCACAGGATTTGAGCTGGCTTACGGAACTGACCAGGGTTGTACAACGTGTCATTCTTCCGGCCATACGTCGGCAGACGGTAATTCGAGACACCGCCCGTACCGTTCGTCCAATCCTTATGGTTCGCGCAGCGAGTGAAGTCAGGGAAGTACTCGCCACCTACCTCACGCAAGGCACAGGCAATCGCCGCATTCGCCGCAAACATGGCAGGAGTGAAATCCTTCTCAATGCCCCACGACTCGTTCTCCACCTGAAAGCAGTACAGGTGCGCCTGATCCTTCGGGATACCAGCATCCGTCCACGGACCACCCGTCCCCGATCCCCAGGCTGACCCGGCAGCGAACACCACGATCTCACCGTCAGTGCGTACCGCAGCATTGCAATAGGGGTACGACTCGCCTCTTGCGGCCATCCATTCCAGGCCACCATCACCTACGCCAGCCCAGTGATGGATGATCATGCCGCGCAAACCATACGACCACGGACGGCAGCGAGTCTTTGCACCGGAATCAATCGTCACCTTCACCCCGGCACGCTTGCCCCACTTCTTGATGGCACGAATCACTTGACCATACGACGGACCACTCATGCAACATCCTCAAAGTCAGGCTCAACCAGTGCCTCATCCGTCAACGACGGACCATCAAACGGGCCAAGACGAGACGAAGCAATTGAAGTCAGCACCGACACCAGGGCAGCCGTACCAGACACGGCAAGAGCCTGAACCCAGTCAATCGACAGGATCGTCACACCAGCAATGAACAGCGCAACCAAAGACTGCGCGAACGTCTTTACTGCACGCTCCGCAGCAGCCTTCCAAAACAACGTGTCAAACATTCTCATCCTCAATCTGTAGGTGCTTCATCACCCGGTCCAACTTCCTGTTCACATCAGGAAGGGAAAGACCACCATTCGCATTCGGGGAGATCAGGTAGGTGTGTTCGCTGATCTCATCTCTGATCACGCCACGCAGCCACTTCGTCCACCACCTGATCAATACAGCGATACCTCCCAGCAGGATCGACAGGATCGTCAACCAGGTCAGCAGCTCGCTTGCTTCGTCAAGCCAGGTCGGCATCACAACTCCCGGCAAGTCACGACCAGCACACCGCCTAGACCGGACTGATATCGCGGAGGAGAGGTCTGCACCATCTGGATGTCCTCAATCAGCACCGTGTACGTCTCCTTCGCCATGAAGTCCTGTAGGACCACAGGTGTGCCATCGATCAAGGCGTTACGAAGGTTCTGCCAGCGTGTCATTGCATAGCCGGGATAGCCGACCTTTTGCCCGTACCTGTCGGTCTCCTGATCAAAACACATCAGCGGGATACGCCACTCCTGCTTACGGGGCACAGCAGGCAACGCCTTGAACTGCCAGCCACGAATCACCGGACCCTTCGTGGAATCCCCAGCAGAACGAGTCAGCGTGAACTTCAACCCCAACGACTCCACAGGAGCCGAAGGCACCACCTGAATCTCCACATTGGAAGACGCCTCAGGGAACGTGTACAGGTCAGCCTCAGTCCCATGTGCCTGCACCGTCTTCACATTCACGGTGCCCTTCAACTCGCCGTAACGGCGCACATTCAAGAACCGGAACGACTTGTTCTCCAACGTGTTGTACCGGACCTGGCCCGTCGTCAACGTGCCAGAAGACACCAACGTAGAAGCCGAAGTTATGTAGACGCCTGAGGAATTAACACCAACGCAGACACGATCAGAGGCACCCAGCAGGCAGACCCCATCCACGGTTCCCGTGACCCCGGTGGAAACGTCGGTAGCCCAAGCTCCTCGCCCTGCCTCGTCAAGATCAGATAGATCAATGCGGATCACACCTGACTTTCCATCGATCTCGTTCTTCACACCCGCATACACGAACCTGTCCTGTGCAGTGAAATGCTCCACAGGAGAGGAAGACTTGTAGGTCAGCGGCCCGTAGGTCATCTGGATACCGGAGGCGTACACGGTGTTATTCACCGTCGCAATCCGCACACCCTTGTTCGTACCCAAGATCACATAGGCACCGAGATAGGAGATCATGCCTGTGACGTACTCACCGACAGGCAGATCGGCAATCGTTACGGCTGCCGAAAGGGTAGGGAGCGTTCCATCAGCTTCATCCACGGTGAGCTTGTAGATGGTGCTCTGGTTGCCGCTATAGCCAGCAACAAGGATCGCACCAGGGATGTCACACGCAGCAGACCAAGTCCAGCCGGTAGAAGGATGCGTGTACAAAGCAGTTGGTAGAGCGCCACCAGTGAAACCACCCAACTCATACAAGGCAGCCCCATAGGCCGCAATCAACCGCTGCTTAACCCACCAGCCTTTGCCAGCGGAACCTGCACCTGTCCACTTGGAGGCAGCAGTCGTACCAGAAGCAGCACTAAAATCAATCCCAGTAGAATGGAATCCCCACACGCCGTCGCCAGTTGAGACCAGCCATGACGGCGCACCAGTCCATCCAGTGATCTCCGTAGAGGTCGAACCGTCTGAACGGTATACCTTGCTACCAGTCGTGTAATAGACATAGTTCGTACTCCCATTCACCACAGACACGGCCCTACAGGTTCCTGCTGCCGCCTGCCCCGCACTCATACTGCGGAGGAGCTTGAACTCGCCAGGCGTCCACACATCAATGCCGACAGATGAAGCGAACCGACGCATCGTCCGCTCGTCATTCGCAGGCTCAAGGAACGTGATGCCAGCACCACCACCGAAATCCCGCTGGCTACGCAGCCACCAACCCGACAACGACTGCTCACCAGGATCAGTCTGATTATCAAACTGTTCCTTCTTCACCGTCGTAAACGCACGAGTCATCGGGAACTCATCAGACGGGATACCGAGGAACGGCTGACCAGCAATCGCCCACTCATACGAGAACGCGCCGAGGCTGTACGAGGTCAGGCTGGACGAATAGGCGATACCGATATCAAGCAGTGTGGAATCGGTGATGTCTGTCGATACGGTCACTTATCAGTCCTCGTCATATTCCACATAACCCAGGAACTCCCAGATGTCGTCATCCACAAACAGCTCCTGTTCGTAAACCGGCACGACCGTGCCGAAACCGTGAACGTGCGGATTCAATAGCAACAGTTGCGAGGTGAAACGGCACGAACGTGCCGACATACCCCGTCGTCTACTTCTTGGTAAACGACAGGGGGTGGGCAGTTTCACCGGATGCCCAGCCGGTAAGCCCCACCAGTCGCGGACGACGATGGGGAGTTAGACCTTGTAAAGCGGCGGCAGATTCAGCCGAGTCAGCCGCTCGACCGCGTGGGCGATGACTGCGGCCCGGTCCTCTTTGGGCACGGTGGCCTTCACGACCTCACGCATGGGCATGTCCTTTACGGGACGATAAGAGACTAGTTCCAGGTGCCGATGATGATCAGCGCCGTGATCGCGATGAGTTCAAGTGTGGCGATTGCGTAGAGCATGTGGCTCCCTTGTGGAACTAACGTGATAGTAAAAGACTTGGCATGTCGTCAGAACGTGTAAAGAATCGGGGCAAAACTTTGCGTGTCCTCGGAACGTGTAAAGAATCGGGCCGAATCTTTACACGTCGTGATGGCTACTGATCGGCGCACCCGGTACAGGTCAGA